GGAGAAGCCCGGGGCAATGGAGCGGCTGTACGGGAACCGCTTTGAGATCACACCGGAGTTTGAGGAGTTGGAGAAGAACTGGATTCGGAAGAATCTGGTTTCTGCCTACTCGTTCAAGGATTCAGACCGGGACAAGGGTGTGTACTGGACTGAAGCCCTCGCGGAGGCGTTCGCGGATGTGGAGCTTCGCGGGGAGCAGGCCGAAACGGCCTCTAGGATCATCCATAAGGCGATGGTGGACGCCGCCGAGGAATATAGGGTGGGGAAGTGATTCGGGAGCCTCTGACGGCCTCACAGCGGCAGTCGATGTTTGACCAACTGTTGGAGTTGGCGTTGCAGGGTGACCCGCCGCCCACGGAGAACGGTTTGGGCGATGCGGTGGAGCAGGCGTTGACGGTGGTGGCGTGGAAGCGGACACCGGAGTCGGCGGACGCCGCTAGGTCTGTGTTTGAGGCCAGCCAGTAAAAACGTAGAAGGCCCGATCACCGAAGTGATCGGGCCTCCGAGGAGCGCAGCCTTATTTGGCTTTGCGCTGCATGTAGGTGACGTGGTCCCAGCCCTGTCGGCTGGCCCAACGCTCACCGAGTGAGCTTCCTGTGCGGAAGCCGCAGGCGCAGAGGGCTTCCCAGCCGTCGATGTTGCCGGACCCGTCAGCCGGTTTGAAGGTGACGCTGGTGATGGTGTGAGCGGTCATGGGACCGGCCCCCTTCCAGGGTTTGGGTTCGGGCTTGGGTGCCCGAAACTCTCGCGTGTAGGGACACCCTACCACTGTGTAGGGACACCACGTCAAACCTGCACCAAACAACAGACTTCGCAGCGTTTGGCTGCAAGAACACCCACAGGCGACCTGTCGGTGTTTACCCCCGCGATGGAGGAACAAAGTATGGCCGACGAAACCCCGGCACCCGACACCGAAACCCCAGAACTAGTTGCGGAGAGCGATTCCGAGCAACTAGGCGACCCCGGGAAGAAGGCGTTGGATGCTGAACGTAAGCGGGCTAACGCTGCCGAGAAAAGCCTAAAAGGGTTGCAGCAACAGCTTGCTGACATTGAGGCGGCGAAACTCTCCGATCAGGAGCGGATCGCTTTGGAACGTGACCAGGCCGCAGCCGATAGGGACGCCGCGAGGGCGGAACTTCTGCGTTACCGGGTGGCTTCACGTTTCGGGATCGCTGACGAGGACATTGAACTGTTTTTGACTGGCACGGATGAGGAAACGCTGACGAAGCAAGCCGAGAGGCTAGCGGAGCGCAGCAGCACCAAGCCGGTCAATGGTTTGCATGTCCCGCAGGAGGGCCGTACACCTACCGTCCCCGCGTTGAACTCCGACGATCTTGAGTCGGCACTTCGACGCAAACTCGGCATGTAAGAACAACTAACCAAGAGAGGAGCCAGTCATGGCTCAGACAGACCCCACAGTTACCGGGGATTTCGAGGGCTTCATCAAGCCCAGCATGGCGCAGGACTACTTCGCGGAGGCGCGGAAACGCTCCACCGTGATGCAGTTGGCCCGTCAGATTCCCCTCGGCCCCAACGGTGTTGAGGTTCCGTTCTCCACGGCGAAGGCTTCGGCTTCGTGGGTTGCGGAGGCCGGTCACAAGCCCACCACCGAGTCCGGTCTGGGTTTGAAGACGATCAAGCCCGCGAAGATCGCCGCCATCAGCGTGGTCAGCGCGGAGGTCGTTCGCGCTAACCCGGGCAACTACATGGAAATCCTGCGGGCGGACATCGCGGAGGCTTTCGCCATCGCGTTCGACACCGCTGTGCTGCACGGCACCGCCACCCCGTTCGGGGCGTTCGTGGATCAGACCACGAAGAGCGTGGCTCTGGGCACCACCCCGCAGGCCAGCGGCGGCATCTACGGCGACGTGGTTGCCGGTCTGGATGCCCTGGTGAAGGACGGCAAGAAGCTGACGGGTTTCGCGTTCGACCGTGTGGTGGAGCCTGCGTTCCTGGGCGGAACTGACACCGTTGGGCGTCCGCTGTTCGTTGAGACTCCGCTGGCGGACACCACGGCTGTGGTGACCCCGGGCCGTCTGATCGGGCGTCCGGCGTTCCTCGGTGACAACATCAAGGAGGGCGACGTCGTTGGTTATGGCGGCGACTGGTCCCAGATGGTGTACGGCACCGTGGGCGGCATCTCCTACAAGGTGTCCACCGAAGCCTCGGTCACCCTGAACGGGCAACTCGTCAGCCTGTTCGAACACAACCTCGTTGCCATACTCGCTGAAAGTGAGTACGGCGTCCTGGTGAACGACGTGGAAGCGTTCGTCAAGTACACCCAAGCCGCCGCAGCACCGGACCCGGTTGCTGCCAAGACGGCCAAGTAGTACAGGGGTCCGCTGACGTGGCACTAGCAACCCAAGCTGATGTTGAGAACGCCCTCGGTCGTTTCCTGGCCGAGGGCGAGGACATCACCACGTTGCTGGAGGAAGCATCGGATTTGGCTGCCGCCTATTTGGGTGGCTACCCCGAGCCGGTGCCCGGTGCTGTTTCGCGTGTCGTTGCCACAATGGTGGTAGCGGTCATGGAGAAGCCGCAGGCCACGTCAGCGGACTACTCTGCCGGGGGCTATAACGCCACCCGGCAACCCTTCACCGTCAACGTCGGCAACGAGTCCCAAACAACAACGGGGCCGTGGTTGACGAAATCTTTGCGAATCCGGTTACGCCCGTACCGGATGCGTCCCTCGCAGCGGGCTTACACCATCGACACCGTTTATGTAGTGGAGGACGCAAGTGGCGACCAAGAAATCCCCCAGCCCAAAACCGAAGTCCGATCCCACGCCGGTTACCCCGGTAGTTGCGGATTCCGCTGCGGAGGGTTCTGCGGCTGCACCTAGCTGGGTTGCACCGGAGTACACCTCCACGGAGTATCCGTGGACTCCTCCTGCGCCGAAGGAACCGGAGCCGAAACCGGCACCGGAGCCGCCGCATCTGTGCGGTCATCCTTCTTCTGAGCCTTCGTGGTCACCACCGCCGCCGTATGAGGTGGCCCAGGTTTCTGCGGTGGTTGAGGAGCGGGTGTACGAGGTGTGCCCGGTGTGCGCGGCGAACTCGGGTGGTTCCGGTGGTGTCGGGCCAGCGGGTCCGCCCGGGGCTGACGGCGCTGACGGTGTTGACGGGGCTGACGGTGCCCCAGGAATCGACGGTGTCGACGGCACTTCCATACTCATCCAGGGGGCCGTCGAAACGTGGGCGGACCTCCCCGCGACAGCCGCCCCCGGCGACTGCTACGTCAACGAGGCCGATGGGCTTCTGTATGACTTCGACGGTGCTGGTTGGCCCCCTGAGGGAATGGGTGTTCCGTGGCGCGGCCAGCAAGGAATCCAAGGCGTTCCCGGGGCTGTCGGCCCCGCCGGTTTGGGCATCACCTACAAGGGCACGGTGGCCGTCGAGGGCGACCTAGCCGGTGTGACCGCCCCCGCTGCGGGTGATCTCTACATTGTGTCCGAGCCTGCCCCGGCGCACGGCTTCGTGTGGGACGCGGAAGTTTCCGCGTGGGTGGACGCAGGCCCGGTTCAAGGCCCCCAAGGTGTTCCGGGGGAGCAGGGCATCCCGGGGATCGCGGGTCCGCCCGGGGCTGACGGCGCTGACGGTGCCGTCGGCCCAGCGGGTCCGATCATTCCAGCTACCGCAACGGTTTTGGGTGGTGTGAAGATCGGCTCTGGTATCACGGTGACCGCTGATGGGACGATTTCGTCTTCCGGCGGTGGCACCGGGTTCCTGCCCACCACCGGCGGCGAGATGACCGGGGCCATCGTTCTGCCTTCCGGTATTACTGCCATGTCGGTGAAGGGCACCGGCTACAACCTGCTGGGTGGCAGCGGCGGTGTGGCGTTCCGCAATAACAACACCAACATTCTGAATCACACCGCCACCGAGGTAGTCGCCTATGTGCCGATCACCACCTCGGGCACCGGCATCGGTGTCCGGTTCGGCTCCGGCGGGCCGTCACTGTCGAAGTCGGGCACCGTGATCGCGGCCAGCGCCCCGATCACCGTGGCGGCGGCACCGGCCAACCCGACTGAGTTGGCGAACAAGGCTTACGTCGATGCGGCTGCTGGCGGCGGTGTCGCCAACCCGGTCGCGGGTTCCCGCGCCGGACTGACCTTGTGGACAGGCACCCAGGCCGAGTACGACGCCATCGCCACCAAGGACAACAACACCGTCTACGCGGTGATCTGAGATGCTGAACGTAGGTGGTGCTGCCGCTTCCACGGTGTACGTCGGCGGCACCGAGGCATCGGCGGTGTACATCGGCTCAGCGAAGGTCTGGCCCACCGGGGGCGGTCCTCCGATCCCCGAGGTGAAAGGCACGCCAAAGGCAGCGACCGGCAACACCGTTTCTCTGCCCGCCCACAGCCTGGGCGACCTGATCGTCGTGTTCGCGCAAAACCACAACACGCTCACAGCCGCCGCACCAACAATCCCGGTAGCTGATACCACGGTCCCCGCCTGGAACACCCTCTACAAGAACACCAGCAACGACGGTGTGCCCATCCACGTCGGATGGCACCTCGCTACGAGAACCAACCACACTTCCGGGGCGTGGACCGGGGCGAACGGCATGTCGGCGGTGGTGGTCACCAACGTCAACCAAATCAATCCGATTGGCTCATCGGGCGGGGTCAAAACTGTTTCCACAGCCGGGTCATCCCCGGTCCTTCCGGCGTTGAGCGACCCCGGCCCTTCCGCGTTGATGACGTACTATGCCGTCGCCTATTCGACGGGCGGGTTCGGTGACCCGCCTGCCGGGTACGTCAAGCACTTCTCAGACGCCCGGTTGTGCCTCAACACTAAGTCGGACACCAACTCCTACGCCCCGGTGCCGATGGCACATAGTTCCGGTGCGTCGTTGACGTGGCGCAACGTGGCGTTTGAGGTGTTAAGCCCCGACTACGCCGCCGAGGAACCGCCGTACCTGTACGGGGTGGACGTGGAAAACCTGCCCGGCTACGAGGTCAAGTTCACGTTGAAGAAGGGTCTCCCGCCAAGCGGCGAGGAATCGTTCAACTTCACCACCACATCCCACAGTGGGATGAACGGCTACGTCACACGGGAGTTCAGCAAAACCTTTCCGTCCGCTGGGTGGAAAGAGTGCAGCATTCAAGACCTGTACGGCGACGGCACCGCCAACGCGGACAGCCGTAAAACCATCACCGTGCAGGTTCAGGCGAAGGCGTGATCCCGTAATGGCTGACATTGAGTTCAAATGGAAGAACCGCTCCTTCTACGAGGTGCGTTCCGCTCCCCAGGTGGTCGAAGCCCTGGAGAACTTGGGCAGGCATGTTCTGGACGAAGCCAACAGCAGGCTGGGTGAGGACGGCTACGAGATGACCTCCGAACAGGGTGCGCGTAGGCCGTTCGGTCGGTGGCAGGTCCGTGTCTTCACCCGCACCAACAAAGCGAAAGCCGCTGAAGCCCGGGATCATCACCTGAACAACATCCTCGGGATCGGTGTGCAGCAGTGAGGATTTGGCTCACACCGAAACCGGCGATCCTCGCCGCTGTGACGGTGCTGGAGCAAGCGTTCGGGGAGTACGCGGTGGTGTCCACGAAACTCCCGATCCGCAACCGGCCCGAGCGATTCGTCCGTGTTTCCCGCACGGGGGGCGGTCAGTTCGACCCGGTGACTGACCGGGTGCGGATGATCGTGGAGTGCTACGCCAAGGACACCGCCCAAGCGGAGATGATGT